AAACCGATAAAAACATTGCACGTATGATAGAAGAACAAACTAGGAAAACTGGTGTTTTAACCTCGGACCCAAAATTAATTTCTACGATTGATAAAACAGGTATAGTATCTCATAAAAATGCAGTGTATGAAAATCTTAATAAAACAGACATGGATCGTATGAAAAAATACACATCTGCTGCTATATTTTCTAGAACTATAAATACTTATCTTGCTACGGGAGAACCATCCCATGTAGCCGATGAAGCCCAGAAACTCAAAGATAGTATAAGTAAAAATAGGGTTAACAATCTGACGGTATACCGATCTACAAACTTAAAATTTTCAACAGAAGGTCTTAGTAAAAAACTAGACCAAATGGGAGAATCAGAACTGTCTAAAACTTTCGATTCGTTCAATAAAAATTTTAAAGGTAAAAGTTTTTCCGAGAACAGAATATATTCTACGTCTACATCACCAACGTTTGCGATAGACACGTGGCGTAAAGTAAATCCGCACGCAGCCAAAACTTATAATTCGTATATGGTAATAAATTGTAAAAATACACCTGGAATTTTAGCAGATGGACGTACGTCAAACGGAGGTAAGATAGTCAATACACGAGCTAACCAAGAGGCTATATTAGCTCCTACTAAAATGACATACACCAAGCTGGCGTGGGACGCAGAACGAGAAATGTTCGTTATTCATATGGATGCTAGATAAAGGAAGGAGGCAATCATGTCTGATTATGAAGAGTTTGTAAAAAGAATGGGTTCATTTGATATGGAGCTTTCGCTAGATGACGTAGGCCCAAACAAAGATGAACTTAAACACTACGGCATTCTCGGAATGAAATGGGGTGTTCGAAGAACTCCTGAACAGCTCGCGAGAGCTAGAAGACGTTCTATGACCGATGAGTCGCATGAAGATTACAAGAAGGCCCACACACCAAAGAGTATTAAATCTATGAGTGACGCCGAGCTTCGTAATCGACTAAATCGTCTTCAAATGGAACGACAGTATTCTCAATTATCCGAAAGCAGCATTAATAAAGGTAAAGAATATGCGCAAAAAGTTTTCAAAGCTGGTACTACCGTAGCGGCTGTTACTGCTACTGCTCTTACTATTTATAATAACGTTAATAAAATCAAGGCCATTCTTGAAAAAAAAGGATAAGGAGAATCAATTATGGCATTATCAAACACTGCCGTTCCAAAATATTACGGCATGTTTAGAGATGCCGTAATTCGAGGAGAAATTCCAGTATGTAAAGAAGTTTCAATGGAGATGAACCGTATAGATGATCTCATAGCGAATCCTGGCATATATTATGATGATCAGGCAGTTGAAGGTTGGATTCGATATTGCGAAAATGAATTGACATTAACAGATGGTTCTGATCTTAAATTGCTTGACAGTTTTAAACTATGGGGAGAACAGGTATTTGGATGGTATTATTTTGTAGAGAGAAGTGTATATGAGCCGAATCCCGATGGACACGGAGGTCGTTACGTTAAAAAGACGATAAAGAAAAGATTGATTAATAAACAATATCTTATCGTCGGAAGAGGCGCGGCTAAATCTTTATATGACTCTTGTATGCAATCATATTTCCTCAATGTCGATACAACTACTACTCATCAGATTACGACAGCTCCAACTATGAAACTTGCCGAAGAGGTAATGTCTCCTATACGAACAGCTATTACGCGGTCTAGAGGACCGCTTTTTAAATTTCTAACTGAAGGTTCTTTACAAAACACAACTGGTTCAAAAGCCAATCGTGTAAAATTGACTTCTACAAAGAAAGGAATTGAAAATTTTTTAACTGGTTCGTTGATTGAGGTTCGTCCAATGTCTATTAACAAACTCCAAGGACTTAGATGTAAAATTGCAACAGTAGACGAATGGCTTTCAGGAGATATACGAGAAGACGTTGTCGGTGCAATCGAGCAGGGTGCTTCTAAAGTTGATGATTATCTAATCATTGCGACTAGTTCAGAGGGTACGGTTCGTAATGGTAGCGGAGACACAATCAAAATGGAGTTGATGGACATTCTCAAAGGAGACTACATCAATCCACATGTTTCTATTTGGTGGTATAAACTCGATTCGATCGATGAAGTCTCTGATCCCGAAATGTGGCTAAAGGCTAATCCGAATTTAGGAAAGACCGTTAGCTATGAAACATATCAGCTGGATGTTGAACGAGCAGAAAAAGCTCCGGCAGCCAGAAACGATATTTTAGCAAAACGTTTTGGCATTCCCATGGAGGGTTATACTTACTACTTCACTTATGAAGAAACCCTTCCTCATAGAAAGAGGGATTTCTGGCAAATGCCTTGTGCGTTGGGCGCCGACCTCTCCCAAGGAGACGACTTTTGTGCATTTACATTTCTGTTTCCTTTATCTAATGGGTGCTTCGGTATCAAAACTCGAAACTATATATCTTCACTAACACTAATGAAGCTCCCTGCTGCCATGAGAATCAAATACGATCATTTCATGAAAGAGGGAAGTTTAATTGTCCTTGAGGGAACTGTTTTAGACATGATGGAAGTTTATGAAGACTTGGATAATCACATAAACGAATGTGGATATGACGTTAGATGTTTTGGTTTCGACCCATATAACGCAAAGGAATTTGTAGAGCGTTGGGAATCTGAAAACGGTCCATTTGGTATTGTAAAGGTTATACAGGGTGCAAAAACAGAGTCCGTTCCTTTAGGTGAGCTTAAGAAGCTTTCTGAGGAGCGGATGCTTTTATTTGATGAAGAACTTATGTCTTTTGCTATGGGTAACTGTATAACTCTTGAAGATACGAACGGTAATAGGAAATTACTTAAAAGACGATATGAGCAGAAGATCGACGCTGTTGCTGCTATGATGGATGCCTATATCGCTTATAAAGCCAATAAAGATGCTTTTGAGTAAAGGTGGTAACCCAAATGAATAATACATTAGAACATCACGGCATTCTCGGTATGAAATGGGGCGTCAGACGTTATCAGAACAAAGACGGAACTCTTACGCCAGCTGGTAAAAAACGTCGGGGTGTAATTAGATCTCCGAGACAACTTGGAAACACTGATAATTCCTCGACAACAAACTATAAAAAAGTTAGTTTAAAAAAGGCTGAAATGATAGAAGCTAAAAACATTTATAAACAGTCAAAAATTAATTATCAAAATGAACTAAAAAAGAAAAACGAAAATTATGACAAACAACAGCAAAAAATAGATAGAATATTCAGGGGGGAAAAGGCAGTTAATAAATACATGAATACCTATGAAAACATGTCATTATCCAAAGCTAGAGCGACTACCTATACAACTATGGCGGTATCTACGGCTTTCCTAATGGCCTTTATTAAAAACAGGGGGCCGGAAAAGATTAGTGATCTTATTGGCAAATTTTATTAAAGAATTTATAGTACAAAGACGCTTTTGAGTAAAGGTGGTGATTAGCATATGGATAATGGATTGACCCATTACGGTATTCTAGGAATGAAATGGGGTGTTCGTAGAACCCCGGCTCAACTTGGCCACCTGACTAAAAAAGATAACAAATGGATTAAGAAAAACGCCGCGAAAATTACGGAGAAGGCCCGTAAGAAATCTTCGAAAGAATTAATGAAATATGCCAACGAGTTAATGAAAGACCCAAATGCTGTTAATAAATCCGGTAAACTCAGTGCGGCTACCATTAATTCTTATAACAAAAAAATGGCTTCTCTAATGAATGAACAAGTTTCCAACTTAACATCACCATCTGGTAAAGTTGTGCGATTTGTAGCTAAACGAGGAGAAGTTGGAGTTTTCATGGCTCTTGCTGATCAAGGGTATAACATGAACCAACTAAAAAATGGGATCTATAATTCAGGAAAAGTGGCATACAGAAAAACCGTAGTCGATAAGGTCTAAACAAAAAAAAAGGGGGGGGGAGGTGGTAATTCAAAATGGAGAATTCATTTACTTCCAGATTAAAACATGCATGGAATGCTTTTTTTAACAAAGACCCCACCGATTATTACAAAAATGTTGGAACTAGCTATACTTATCGTCCGGATAGACCGAGACTAACACGCGGAAATGAGCGTTCGATAGTAACTTCAGTATACAATCGGATTGGTTTAGACGCTTCTTCAGTTAACATTCAGCATGTAAGACTTGACGAAAACAATCGTTTCCTATCCGTCATCGATTCGGGGTTAAACAACTGTCTTACCGTTGAAGCTAACCTTGATCAAACTGGAAGAGCCTTTATTCAGGACATAGTTATGTCAATGTTGGATGAAGGAAGTGTGGCTATTGTTCCAGTTGACACAACCTTTAATCCCGAAATTACTGGTTCTTATGATATTCTATCGATGCGAACCGGACAAATTTTGGAATGGTATCCAAGCCATGTGAAGGTTCGTGTTTATAATGAGAAAACGGGTCGTAAAGAGGATATTGTGGTACCGAAGAATACGGTTGGTATTGTAGAAAACCCTCTATACGCGGTTATTAACGAACCAAATTCAACTATGCAGCGACTTATTCGTAAACTTAACCTTTTGGATGTTGTAGACGAACAAAGCAGTTCTGGTAAGTTGGATTTGATTATTCAACTACCATATGTAATTAAAACAGAGGCAAGGCGTCAACAAGCCGAAAATCGGCGTAAAGATATAGAAAATCAATTGGCGGGTTCTAAATATGGCATCGCCTATACAGATGGTACCGAGCGTATTACCCAGTTGAATCGTTCAGTCGAAAATAATCTAATGAAACAGATTGAATATCTAACGAGTATGCTATACAGCCAGTTAGGAATCACTCAGAGTATATTAGATGGAACTGCTGACGATAAAACAATGCTCAATTATTACAACCGAACAATTGAACCTATTCTCTCGGCTATCGTTGATGAAATGAAACGAAAGTTTCTAACCAAAACTGCTCGGTCACAATTGCAGTCGATTTCATTCTTCAGAGATCCGTTCAAGCTTGTTCCAGTTAACGAAATTTCTGAAATTGCTGACAAGTTTACTCGAAACGAGATAATGACGTCGAACGAAATTAGACAGATCATTGGAATGAAGCCGTCGGATGACCCGAAAGCAGACGAACTCAGGAATAAGAATCTAAGTCAACCTAAGGATGATCAAACCGACCTATCAAATGATGCGACTGGAGAAAAGATCGAGATGGTAAATAAAAAATAAAGGGAGGTTGTTAATAATATGAGAAACGAAGTTTATGCTAGTTATCACGAAAAATTTGTTAAAAATACAATTATATATGCATCGTTGGATACTAATTTATTGTATTTTTCAAAAAACATGACCCCTAAAGATTTAGTGTCTAAAAAAGAACTTAAAAACCTATTCGAAAAAGGCTTGATAATCGACGATGGCCGCAATCTTTACAAACCGGTCAAACTATCAAAAAATCCAGAGACAAACGAATACAATGTTATTGTTTATGATGAAACTGAAGCTTATGTCTTTTCTTCAGAAGATAGCGAAGTATTTCCATTGTCTCCAACTTATAACGTAGCCACAAGAGTTATAACTATCCCAAATCAAGACGGAGTGTTGTACTTTAAGGGTTCTTCAGAAACCGCCCTGGTTCCCGGTGCTCAAACAGCATTGGCAATTGGAGTCGAAAGTGTTACTATTACGGCTAAACCAGATGAAGGTTATACATTTGACCCAGAATCCGTATTTGTGTGGGAAATCGACACAAGAATAGAAGTAACACCTGCTGCGCCTACTTTTAACGATTCTACCGGAGTTATAACTATACCGGATGTAGAAGGAGTAATTTATAAAATAGGAGACACCGCATTAGTAGCCGGTCCACAAGACCCTATAACGAAAGATGTAGAAGTAATAGTTACAGCTACTCCAGATGAAGGTTATAAATTCTCAACTGAGTCTGTAACACAATGGACGTTCGAATGGTCTGACATAGAAGTAACGACCGTTGCTCCGACATTTAATGATACAACCGGAGTTATAACTATACCGGATGTAGAAGGAGTAATTTATAAAATAGGAGGCACCGCATTAGTAGCCGGTCCACAAGACCCTATAACGAAAGATGTA